ATGGCCGCTTTGAGGCCCCCAAGCAGAGAATAATTCAAATATTTAATGATAGTGTACATAATGAAAATGCGCTGGTTCCCGTTGAAACTCCTCGTCGGCCTCAAACCAGCGGAGCTGGCAGTGGAATTGATGATCCTCTTTCCGATATTGGAATATCCGCACGAGATTTTATTTTAAGGATGCTTATTGAAACTCCAATTGAAATCCTTCGAGGCCTCGCCGAGATGTTAGACCCCCATGTAGGGATATCCAAACTTATTAGAGATATAACTGGTGCCCTCTTCAGTAATATGGCGAAAGGCATCGACATGGCACCCCCCGTTATTGCGCTACGAGAAGGGGGCCCCGTTAACACAGAGACCGGCCTAGCCGAGCCCCCGCCGTTAGCTCCGTCGCTGAATGGAGATGGAATATTAGAATTATTGTTGTGTGCCCTGACTATAGGCATGAAAAAGGCTACTGAAGATGCCCCGAAACCAGACGGAATGGACGACTCTGCCCTTTTCCCGAAAATTACCATGAAGGGGGTTGATTTTACAGGCACCGTGCCCGGTATTTTCATGTTACTTCCGTTTATTTTCGGTATTCCTTATTTATTGTTATCACTGTTGAAAAAGGAGTTGGAGGATATCATGGATGAGCCGGACGAGCCGCCCGATCAACTTGCGCCCGGCTCGGGCGAAGAGGCCGAAGAGTGCTAATTATAACGGAGGAACAGAAAGATGTCGTCAGGATTAGCGGTTAGATTACCCCTTAGAGAAGATAAAGAATTTGGGCCGTACGGCCTTATAACTGATTATGTTGAGTTGGCTCGACAAAACTTTAAAATGCTTTTGTTAACCAACCCGGGAGAAAGGATAATGAATCCTGACTTTGGAGTTGGTCTGAAAAGATATTTATTTGAAATGAATAGCCCAGGAACCTATACCCAAATTAATGATAGAATTCTCTCTCAAACTAAAAGGTATATGAAGTTTATTCAGCTCAACAAAGTTGATTTTGCTATACCAGAAAACAATCCGGATCTGTTTCCTCATCAATTAGCTGTCATAGTTCATTTCACAATTGTACCCTTACGAGTGAGTACTACGATTCAAATTGAATTTGATAACTAATTATTATTGCTGGAATTACTTTAATGCCTAAAAAACAACAAGCCATAAATTTTACTACTCGCGATTTTGATTCAATCCGTCGTGATTTAGAAACATACGCTCAAAGATACTATCCCAATACTTATCAAGATTTTAGTGAAGCTTCTTTTGGATCATTAATGCTTGATACTGTCGCTTATGTGGGTGACATTCTATCGTTTTATATAGACTATCAAGCTAATGAAAGCTTTCTTGATTCCGCTATTCAATATGATAATGTTATAAGACTTGCCCGACAATTTGGCTTTCGATTACCAGCTAGTCCTTCATCTCATGGTTTATTAACATTTTATATTCGTATCCCCGCCGCCTCCGTGGGAAGCGGCCCTGACCTCGACTTAGCCCCAACTCTCCGCGCTGGATCTACATTTGGTTCAACCGGTGGAGGATCTTATACCCTCCTGGAGGATGTTGTGTTTACCTCGGTAAATAATCAGGTGGTTGTTGCTAGTGCGAATGCGACCACCGGAAATCCGACCGCCTATATCGTTCGGGCCAAAGGTCGTGCGATTTCGGGACGAGCTTCTGTTGAAGAGGTGGATGTCGCCGCATTTCAAAGATTTTTAAAAGTTCCACTTTCTAACACGAATATTACTGAAATTTTAAGTGTTACGGACTCTGAGGGGCATGAGTATGTACAGGTGGATAATCTGTCCCAAAATACAATCTACAAGGCAATTCGTAATACCGATACTAATACTCGAAGCGACACTCCTAATTTACTTCAGCCTATTCCGGTCGCCAGGAGGTTCGTGTTAGAAAACCTCGGCGTAGAATCCTATCTCCAGTTTGGATATGGGTCCGATTCAGAGTTACTAAAAAATTCTGTATTGGATCCTAGTAAATTAATGTTGGACCTTAATGGGAGAAATTATATCACCGATGTAGGTTTCGATCCTACTCAACTTATAAGCACAGACAAATTCGGGATTGCCCCAGCTAACACAACCCTTAGAATAGCATATCGCTATAATATAGGAAGTGATGTCAATGCTGGAGTGGGCACCGTAACTATCGCGAGTACACCCTTGTTTAAGTTTTCTCAGCAAGCTCAATTGCTACTAGAAAGTAGAACAAGTGTCATGAATTCGTTGGAAGTAACAAATGAACAACCCTTTGTGGGCAATCTCACATTGCCCTCTTCTGAAGAAGTTAAGCAGCGCGTCAAGTCTTATTTTGCTACTCAAAATCGTGCAGTCACGGCCCAAGATTATCAATCCATAGTATATGGGATGCCTGCAGAATTTGGAGCTATTCATAGAGCACAGATAGTCAAGGATTTTGATGAATTTAAAAGAAATTTAAACCTTTACGTTATTTCGAAGGATACAAGTGAGAAATTAACCTTATCAAACATAACCCTGAAGAACAATGTTAAGAGTTGGCTTGGGCAATATAAGATGATTAATGATACAGTCGATATTTTGGACGCAGAAATTGTTAATTTTGGAATCCAATATCAAGTGAGTCTGGATTCTAATGCCAACAGATATACAGTTATTAACGAAGCAACCAGGCGCCTCACTAATTTTTATCGGCAGAACGAATTTGATATCGGCCAGCCCATTCAGCTCACAGACATTTATCGTGAACTTCAGAAGGTGAAGGGGATTTTAGATGTTTATGATGTGGGCATTGTTGAGAAGACAGGAGGTCTTTACTCGAATAGCAACTATAGCATAAACGATCATTTATCATCCGATGGTAATAGGATCCTCGCTACCGAGAGGGTTATATTTGAATTGAAATTCCCTAATATCGATGTTCAGGGAACCATAAGATAGTGGCTATTCTAAGATACACCGCTAGCGCAGATACCACTATTACCAATGCCTTTCAGGCCGACCTCACTACAAGAGGAACAGGCTCAAATATGGGCTATGCCGATTCGGTAGAAATTTTTTCAATTTGTGGACAGTCCTCTGGGTCTACCGTTGGTCAAACTCAGGAATTGTCGAGGGCGCTCATAAAGTTTCCTGTTACCGCCATAACAGCAGACAGAACTGCCACCACTATTCCTGCTAGCGGAAGTGTATCATTTTATCTCAAATTACATAATGCGCAGACGCCATTTACACTCCCTCAGGGGTTTAATTTGGTGGTGGCCCCAGTGTCCAGATCTTGGGCTGAAGGCACCGGGTTGGATATGGATGAATATAAAGACCTTGGTGCTTCTAACTGGATTAAATCAGATGACACTACTTCATGGAGTGCTATTGGCGGAGACTATTTGACGGCTTCCAATTATAATGTTTTCTTTGACCAGGGATACGAGAATCTTGAGGTGGATGTAACCCAAATTGTTGAACAGTGGATAGACGGCACCTTTAGCAACTATGGATTAGGAGTACATTTGACGGCTAGCCAGGAGGGCTATTATTCTAGTTCTACTGGCCAGAATACGTCGGTATTAATTCATAATCCGCAGGGAGCCACAGATTCCTATTATACAAAGAAGTTTTTTGCACGATCTAGCGAATTCTTTTTTAAGCGCCCCACCCTCGAAGCGAGATGGGATTCTCGCATACTTGATGATAGAGAAAATTTCTTATATTCTAGTTCATTAGCCCCCGCAGCCGACAACCTCAATGTACTATATTTTTATAATTATATACGCGGCCGTTTGGTCAATATACCCGCCATTGGAACAGGCGAGATTTTGGTTTCTTTATATTCAGGGTCGACCGTTCCTACCGGCTCAAAGCTGACTCTTTATGATAGCAACCTCAACATAACGGGGGGCTATGTAAGTAAGGGGATTTACTCGGCTTCTTTGGCAATAACGGCCGCCGCCACGCCCCTTCAGGTGCTTTATGACCTCTGGCATAGCGGAAGTACGCAGTATTTTACGGGATCAATTTATCCTGAAAAGATGCCAACTTATGATTCCGCTCCGACGTTTACAAGAGTTACTAGTTGTAAAAATCTTAAAAAATCTTATTCTAGGGCAGATAAGGCAAGATTCCGCTTTTTTGTAAGATCTCGGGACTGGACTCCTACCCTTTATAGCAAGGCCACTTTAGTCAATCCCAGTGAAGCGATAACCAGTGCTTCATATTCTATTTTTAGAGTAACCGACAATTATACGGCCATTCCTTACGGAACCGGATCTGATTATAGCACTTATTTGTCTTATGATAAGGAAGGAAATTATTTTGATTTAAATGTCTCATTATTAGAGGGTGGCTATATGTATGAAATAAAATTGTCTTATTATAATGATAGTATAGGAGACTGGCAAGAACAGCCACAAACGTTTAAATTTAGAGTTGAATGATAATTAGGATATGAGCTTTAAAGATTATTTTGATAAAGCAGCAACTATTCAGGCACTATCCAACAAATCAGCCGAAGAAATCGGCGCGGAAGTTGAATCAGTTGGCTATCACGAACAGGACATAATTCGTGAAGAAAGGTTTCTGCCCAGAGTCGATTATTCCCTGCCGGGC